CGTTGGGCACGAGATCGTCCAGGCCGTAGTCGACGCACTCGTCGTTGATCGCGGTCCCGCCGAAGTCGACCATCGTCGGCTCGCTCTTTCGGCCCACGAGGGTGCTCGGGATGGTGTACCCCTGCGCCGCATCGTACTTCGTGTAGACGAACTTCTTCGCGGTCGGCACGCGCGGCAGTACGTCATCAGCGATGAGATCCGCCTCGGGGTTCTTGTAGCCGATCGCCACTGCGGTGAGTTCCGGATTGATCGGGAACGCGGTGGTGATCGCCAGCGTGACCGGCAGCAAGCCCTCGGTGCCGGCGGGCATCCACCCGGCAAAGGTCGAGAGCGATAGGGCGACGCCGAGCAACACGGCGACGATGAGCTGGGTGCGGACAGTGATTTTCATACGGGCCTCGAAAAGTGGTCTGAAAGAGAGTTTGCGGGCGTCTGGAAAGCCGCTCTTATCCTTGGAAGGAGCCCTGGCTCAACGCCACGCGAATCACCTCGTTCGCAGCGCCGGCCGACTCAAGAGCGAAGCCGATGATGCGATTGTTGGTGCCGGCCGCCGGTGCTGCGGTCACTGCGCGACCGGAAGCGTCGGTGGTGAGCAGCGCGCCGCGCGTGATCGCCGCGCCGGCCAGCACGTTGGCGATGCCGGCCAGGGTCACATCGCAGCGCTCGCCGCTGGCGGCCGCGATGTCGCCCGAGACGCCGATCAGGAAGTCCGCCACGGCCGCGGCCGCGACGACGGCCGTGTCACTGGAGAGCTTGACGATCGTGAAGGCCGGGATCGCGCCGCCGGCCACGTAGTTCTTCTGCAGGGTGGGATTGCTCATGTGGGTTCCTTGCGCCGTGAGAGTGGGAGAAGCGCTGCTGCGCGCGCGGGTGCGTCAGCGCGTCTGTGCGCTGACGTGAGCCACCGCCTGCGCGATGTTGACTGTCCGGCCGGCCTTCGCCTCGGCCTCCTGGAATTCGACGGCGCGGCGCGCGATCTCGGTCGGATCGGGTGTGCCGTCGCTCGCCACGCCACGGTTGGCCAACTCGCTGTACTCGACCTGCTTCGGCAGGCCGGCGAGCCAGGCGCGCAGCCATTCGGCGGATTTCGGCGCCTGCTTCTGGTCGCCCTCGCCGAACTCGATCGTGCCGGCGTCATCGATCGACGCCATGAACGCGACCAGGCCCGGCTCGTCCTTGGGCAGGAGCTTTCCGCCCTTGACCAGGTCGCCGACGAACCCGGCAATCTCCGCGCGACGCCGTGCGTCCTCGTCGGCCTTCAGCTTCGCCTCTCGCTCGGCGAACTCGGTGGCCTTCTTTGCCTGCTCGGCTTCGAACGCCTCGCGCTGCGCCTTCAGGGCCGCTTCTTGGCGGGCCAGTTCGTCTTTGTCCATGTCGCCTCCTGCAGGGGATTCGGTGTAGATCGCATTCGGCGCATCGGGTTGACGCGCCGATGCTTCCAGCGCAGCGACTGCGTAATCGGGCAAGACCTTGTCCGCTTCGTCGAGCCCTTCCTTGCCGATCATCCAGTCGCGCAGCCGTCGAAACAGCGATGCGCTCTGACTGACCGCCCAGTCGGAGAACTCGATGATGTTGGGATCGCCCTCGTCGAAAGCCACGGGCTTGAGCCCTTTGACTGCCGGGGGCTGCGCGCCGAGGAAGCCTACGTGGCGCAGGTAGTACACGCCGGGCACCGGGTTGTCCGGGTGCTGCGGGCGATAGAACGACGCGGACACCTTCTTGTACCGCCCGGCTTCGACGAGTTCGGCGAATGCGGCGTCCACTTGATCGGGCTCGACGTAGAGACCACCGTCCGAATGCTCGACGGCCTTGGCCCAGCCGTAGGCCGGCGCATCGGCTTTCGGGTGACCGACGACCAGCGGGGCCTCGTGCTTGGCGCGGTCATACGCGCGCGCCGCGGCCGCGAGATCCTGTTCGGTGAACTCGATCGTCTCGCCGCTGTTGGCGGTGCGGCGTCCTGCTTGGAAAATGTGGATGCGTTTCATGGCAGGGGTTACGATACGGGCATGCCGATCGGTATCGCAGGCGGAAGGTGTTCCGCCCGGATAGCCCATCATGATCGGCCTCCCAGCGAGCGCTCCAGGTAGTCGTTGAGATCGTCGAGGATCGTCTGTCGGTCTTCGCGCGAGACGCCGAGGAACGGCCGCGCAGGCATGTCGATGCCGTAGGCGCCGACCGTGAAGCGCACCTGCTTCGTGCGCTTGTGCGAGGCTTTCGCGAACACCGCAAGATTCGCCGCCCGGCCGGCGGTGCCCTGGCGCAGCAAGTTCCCGCGTGCATCGACGCGCAGTCCGCGCCATGACGAGTGCGCTGCCCGCTCGATCTTGCCTCCGAACTGGTGGATCGCGGCGTACACGACGTTGGTGCCGATCTCCACCGTGGACGCACCGCCGAGCTGGTAGATGATCGAGCCGCGCAGCCGATGGCTCTCGGTGAGGATCTTTGGATGCTTCTTGTGCTTGCGCGTCTGCGCCGTCACTTGCTGCCACGGCGCCCCGTCGGGAGCGGTCTCGCGATCGAACCGCCGCTCTGTCGACTGCACCATGTGCTCGCCGATCACCTTGAGCACCGGGCGCATGTCCACGCTCGCCGCCAGCAGGCGGTTCAGTGCTTCGAGCACCGGACGGTCCTCGACCGTGACCTTGATCGTCGTGCCGGCCATGCTAGACTGCTCCCAGCAGGCGTCGGTGGGGACGCACCCCGAACACCGAATGCCGGGCGCTGCGGTCCGTGCGTGGGCCGAGAGCTTCAGCGGCCATAGAGCATCCTTCCCTTACGAAGATTGCCCGCGCCGGTCAGCCCGCCGCGGAACAGATCGCCGCTCACCCATTGCCCCTCCATGAACTCGGCGTACAAACCGAGCACGCGATCGCGGCCGAGCTGCACCGCCTTCACGTACTTGCGCCGGATGCCGACGCGGCCGGACGCCTCGCTTTGCGCGAAGCTCACCCAAATCTCGAACGGGTCCTCGATCAGCTCGCGGATGAACGGGAAGTACGCCTCGCGTCCATCCCAGCGCGTGTCGGGCCTCTGCGCGATGTGCGCGGTGATCGCCTGCGTGACCATGACGCGCCCGCCGGTGGGATCGACGAAGGTCGACTCATCCTCACCGATCGCCGCTCGGAGCGCGGCTTGAAGCCGTGCGACATTGCCCTTGGGTACTGGGCGACCGAGCGATGCCTGGGGCGCGTCGACCTCGATCCGATCCGGACGTCCATAAGCGGACGGGCCGCGTGGGCTGAGATCACGCCACGGCCCTTGATCCTCCATTGCCCGCTCGGCTTGGCTGCGTCCCCATGCCGCTTCACCGACGTTGTACGCCCAGCCCGGATCGATCCCGTTCGGAATGATGTGCGCATTGCCTGCGCGATCGGTCCAAGTATAGGTGCCGTCATCGGGCGCCTCGTCCGGCCCGGACTTGCCCATGCGCGTGAGATCGCGTCGTGTGACGGGGACGATGGCGCACTTGCAGCCCCAGCCGTTCGGTGCGAAGTGCGTGCGAAACCACGGGTGATTCGCCGGCAGCACGGTGCCGTTCCATTCGAGGTGCAGCGGGCGCGGGTTGACCGAATCGCCGTGCCGGTACATCCAGTACGGCATCGCCCGTAACACATCTGGATCGGTCATCTGCGCATAGCGGCCGGCCGCGTAGGCCGTGCGAACGTTGGTCGCGTAGATCACCTGGGAGCGCCAGTTGCGCCCCCCGTTGTAGTCCCAGCCGTGCTTGGCCACGATGCTGTCGAAGCGGCGGCGGAACTGTTCGAGGCTCTCGCCCCCGGCAATCGCTGCGTCGACCGAGCGGCGAAAGTCCGCGAGCAGATCCTCGCGCGTCGCCCCGGCGATCATGAAGCCGCGCGCATGCATGCCCTGCCACAGATCGTCCCAGCGGCGTGTCGGGATGTTCAGCTTGCCGCGCAAGAAGTCGATCGCCTCCTGGAAGGGCAGATCGCGATACTCGGCGTCATTCGCCACGGCTGGCCTCGTAGCGCCCGGCCAGCTCGGCCGCGGTGAGCGCGCGCTGCATCACGGTTGCGAGCGCATCGACGTCCATCTCGGCGTACAGATCGAGCAGCCGATCGCGCAGATCCTCCAGGCTCGTCGCGTTCATCACCAGGCGCTTCACCGGCTCGACCAGTCCGTCCATTGCCGCGGCGGCCGCGCCATGCAGCTGCTCGGTGTAGGCGTCGGCCACGTCGCCGTCGCCCGGCTCTGCGAATTGCGTCTGCGGCGGGGTCGGGTCGGTCGGCCCGCCCGGGGCGGCGGCCGCTTTTTTGCGCCACTTGCCGCCATACGTCTCATTGATCTGCTCGATCGATTCGGGCTCGTAGCCCATCTCGTGCAGGCGCTGGTCGACTTGGGAGCGCTGGTCGAGATCCTCGGGCTCCTCGAAGATCCGGTAGACCGTCGGGTATGCAGCGCCGGGCAAGTTGAAGTCGACGATCCAGCGCACGAGCGTGGCGTTCAATGTGTCGGAGAGCAGATCGGCGTCGGCCTTGGCCAGCTCTTCGCGCACTTCGTTGTGGGTCTGCGATGCCGCCCTGCTGCCGGTGCTGCCGATGTTGGTCGTCAGCGTCTCGCCGAGCACGCACTCGGAGATCTGCTCGTCCATGTAGCGCACGAGCTTCTCGTAGGTGTCGACCGACCCGGAGCGGCTCGCTTCGAGCAGCTCGATCATCATGCCTTCGGGGACGATGATCCCTGCGTCCTGGGCGATGGCCGCGAGTGCCGCAAGCAGCTTGTCCTGCTCGGTCGGTTTGGTCCCCACGGGATACTTGCCGACGGCCGTGGGCGAGCCGAACTTGTCCGCGAAGGTGAGCCAGAACGTGATGCCCTGGCGTTTGAAGAACACCGGCCAGAAGAGCTTGTGACCCAGTCCCAGCCCGTAAGGCGTACCGTCTTTGTCGCCGAATCGGTGGACGATGAACTTGCGCGCCGGCAGTTCCTCGCCTTCGATCGGCCGCTCGCGCGTGAGCAGGCGCAGGGCGAGATCTTCGGTGAAGGCGAAACGGCGCTGGTCGCGCATGCGGATCTCGCGGGCGATGACCTGGGCGCCATCGACGGCCCAGAGCACCTCGCCGACGGAAAACCCTTTCAACGTCGCATCGAGCAGCCCGGCGGTGAGCTGATCGAACCCGAGCGCCTGCAGCTGGGCGCGCACCAGTTCGGCCGCCTTCTTGTCGTCGCGCCGATCGGAAGCCGGATCCACCTGCCAGGGGCGGGCCGCGACGGCGAGCTTGCGCTTCTGCAGCACCGCGTAGGCGTGCGTGTCGCGCTCCAACTCGTCGTAGATCTTCAGACCCCTGGCCACCCCGCGTGTCTTCAGGGTGTCGTCCAGGTTTTCCAGGACGGGGCCGAAGGTGACCCGGTTCAGATCCCGGCCGATCGAGGCGATTTCGGCGGTGAACGGGCGCCCTGTGGCGTCCAAAATCGAGGATTCTTGGGCCATTTCGGGGTCAATCCGTGGTTCGGCGGGTCGGGCAGCCGGCGCAGATGCCCGCGCGGGCCTTTAACTGCCCTTTAAGAACGCGCCGTGGCGCTTGGGTGCGGCCTTGGCCGCCAAAACGCCCATCGCGCGCTCCTGGCGCGTTTACGGGGCTCGATCGGAGGCCGTTCATGCCGCCCGCCCGAGGTAATCGGCCAGGCCCCGGCCGGCGCGTTGGACGCCCAGCGCCTGAAACTCGATCGGCACGGGCGGCTTGTCGGTCCCGGCGGCGACCGCCAGGAAGCACGCCCAGGCGCGGTCGGCGTGGGATTTCACGCCGTCCTCTTCCTCGACGACGAAGCGAGGCACTCCCGTCGGCCCCTGTTCTTTCTTGAGCGAATGCAGATCGGCGCGGATCTCCCGGTGCGCACGCGGAATGCGCAGCCGGCGATCCTGGAACGCCTGCTTGCCGATGGTGGCGAGCTTGAGCTTGGCGGGTGCCGTGAAGAGCACGCCCTCGACCCGGCTCTCGCCGTGGCGGCGCTGCGCGTCTTCGACCGGCTTCTCACCCATGCCGGTCTGATCCATGCCGGCGCGTGCCACGTCGTAGCGCTCGAACACCTCGTCGAGAAGCTCGTCCTGCTGCGCGAACTTCAGATTGCGACCCTCGATCACCTCGCGGGTCCAGAACACGTCGCCGACGAGTTCCAGTACCCAGATGACGAACAGATCGCGGCGGCGCCCGATATCGACACCGACGTAGCACGGGCCACCGCGGTACAGACGCGGATCGCCCGCGGCATCATCCTCGACGCCGTTGATCAGCTCATAGTCGAGCCAGGCCGTCGCCTCGTCCATCCACTGCAGCTCGAACTCCTGCGCCCAAAGGTCGTCGTCGTTGAGTCCGGCTTTCAGCTCGGCGACGTTGCGCGGCAGGCCATCCTCGACGGCCTGATAGATGTCGACGCGATGCCGGCTCCACGCCGAATCGTTGGCCGTCATCAGCTCATAGAACTTGTTGCCCTTACCGTTGGGGGTCGAGGTGACGCGCAGCTTGTAGCCGGCCGAGATGACCGGAAAAAGCGCGCCCCAGATCCTGCGCGAGTCGGCGTGAAAGGCGAATTCATCCAGGAAGACATTTGCGCTGAAGCCGCGGGCGGTGTCCGGGTTCGCCGGCAGCGCGGTGATCTGCGAACCACCGGGCAGCACGATGTCGAGCATCAAGTACTCGGTCTTGTCCGCGCCGCGGTAGACGCCCTCGACTTCCTTGATCCCGAGCTGGTAGGCGCGAGCGTGCTTCTTCACGCCTTGCTCCATCGCCTCGCGCGCCTGGCGCTCGCCGCGCGAGAGGATCACCCAGCGGGTGCGCCCGCCGATGGCCTCGGCCGTGAAGCAGTCGTCGACGAGTTCGAGCGTGGTCGTGAACGTCTTGCCGGTCTGGCGCGCGAACATGCCGACCTTGAAGCGCGACTGATCGAGCATCCAGCGCTTCTGGTACGCATAGAGCGGGATCGCCGGGCTACGAGACGATGCCATAGATTTCCTCGCGCACCCGCTTGAGCGTGTCCAGATCGAAGCCGGCGCGTTTGCCAGTACCGGCCTGTGCCTCCGATTCCATCGCGGCGAACTTCGCGGCGATCTTCTCGCGCACCTCGGCCGCGTGCTTCTTCGCGGCGACCGATGCGCGCGTAAGCTGCGCCACGTTGCGCGTGACGGCCGCGAAGTTGACCTTGCTCGGATCGAGTTCAGCCTCCATCAGGAGCTTGAACGTGCGCTCCTGCGTGAGCCGGATCAGCGCATCGGACAAGGCGTTGTCGTCATCGGGCTCGGCCTCGACGATCGCGCGGGCCTGCTGCGTGACGAGCCGGATCGCGGAGAGGCGCTCCTTGAAGTCCTGCCCCCATTCATGCACGGCGGACTTCTGGATCTCAAAGCCTTGCGATTGCAGCCAGTCGGACAGATCGTGATAGCCCGCGAACCCCTGGGCGATGAGCCGGCGTTCGAGTTCCTTGCGCACCTCCTCGGGAAGGAGATCGATGCGACGCGGACGTGGCATGTCAGTGGTCCTCGATGCCGGGGCGGGCGACACCGGGCACATCGGCAAGACCGCGTGCGACGTCGAGCCCGCGCTGCGTGATCGTGACGACGCGCTGCCCGTCGCTCTCGGTGGCACGCACCAGGCCCTGCTCGACGAGCCACGACACGTCGACGGCGACCGCATCGCGAGCCGCGGCAAGGCCCCGCCCTTCGAGGCCCAGCGCGAGCAGTTCCTCGGAGCAGCCGACCCGCGGCGACTCGGATGCAAGTAGCAGGATGTCGCGACGGCGCGCGGCACGACGAAGTTCGGCGAAGCTAGTCATGGCGGTTGTTCAGCAAGTGTTGATTGATCAGATCGACGGCGCGCCGAATGCCCTCCAGACCCCCGGCCATCTGCTGCACGTCGCCGCGCAGCTCACCGAGTTCGCGCGCGAGTTGGCCCATGTCGCCGTGCGTCGGTGAGTGGCGATGCGCCTCTTCGATGCGCGTGATGCGCTGCCCGAAGCCGTTGAGCGTTTCGTTGACCGCACCTTTGTGCTGTTCGAGCTTGTCGTCGGTCACGCGCTGTCGGCCGATGATGTGCGCGTATATCGCGACCGCACCTGTCACCAGAAAAGAGAGCACGTTCCAGACGTTGATCGAGACATCCCAATTCATTCGCGAACTCCCTGCTGTCGTGCGCGTTCAATGCGCCGCTGGCACTCCACGCAGCGTGTCACGCCAGGAATGGCCCGGCGGCGTGCTTCGGGAATGCGGGCGCCGCAGTGTGGCTCTTGGCAATTCGTGGCGGACACTTGATCTCCCACAGAGCTGCGATCGGTTTGCCGCGCGAGAGCAGTTTCTCGATGCAGAAGTTCGACATGTTGAGCGTGGTCGATTAGATCCATGACGATCTACTGCAACGCGATTCGCTGTAGAGTGCGAGTCGGCGGCGTTGGTGTTCCTCAGTTGGGCTCATTTGCCATCGATAGGCCATGAACGTACTGCACGCAACGGTGCATTCCGGCCTGATAGAGATCGGCTAAGGACTCGAGCCAACGCGATCCCGGCGCGTCGCCCCCGTCGTGGCCGTCCCAACAGTTGCTGCCGTGAATGTACGTTGCGCAACGTCGCGTCGGTGCTTCGGCGAACATCGAAGCCCACATATTTACCGCAGTGGTGGACCCCGTACTTCCGTCGTCGTAGTTCATCGAATACGTGGTAGAGCCAAGCGATGTGTATGAACCGATGAACCGAACACCGCGGGCTCCTGCTCGTTGACCTGCGGCGCTCTGACGCGGCACGCCGTATCCCTCCGAGTTGTTGCCGCCAAACGTGTCAAGTCGCGCGACCTTCCAGCCGTAGCCCTGTTGAGCTATCGCGTTTAGCGGATCGCACCAGATGGCAGTCTCGGGTGATGCAAGTTCAAACGTCTCTGCGTCGTACGCGTTATTGTTCGCGTAGAAGTATCCCCACTGGTCCACCATCGACGGAGTCCACCCTACCCGAAGCCCAAAACCCGCAACAGTCGCAATATCAGCCTTGAATGTCGCGTCCTTAGTCGCCTTGCTTCCGTCCTTCCAAAACCACAATCCTGAGTGCACGATCGGATACAGAAGCCCACCTCGATCGATGGTGCGGGCTCGGATGAACTCCGTAATCTCCGGCAACACCCGTCCGTTCGCCCAACCGTTGGGCTGCAAGCCCCAAGGGCTGGGCAAATTCATACGCTGCTGCGCCGCGTACACCCTCTCGCAGTCCGCCAAGCGTCCACTCGTGGGCAAACTCACATCCGGCATGTCGTCCAGATCGATGACGAGGCGGTGCTTGCGTGGGGGCGGATTGATATGCCCTGCCTCAATCGCCTCGGCCAACATCAGGTGCAGGCCATGCGACCGCCCCCCGTACTGAGAGCCCCCTTGGACGTAGACCCAACCATTCGCGCCACGAAAGCGCCACGCGACAGGTTGCCCGTTGCTCGCGGCAGTCTGCAATACGTTGAGCTGTTGCATATGCGCTTGCTGAATGACCGTGTAGGCGGCGGTCGTCATGTACCAAGAAGCACCCCGCCAAAGGGTCTTTCGAGCGAACGCAGCCCCATCCCATGCTCCGGCGCCGACGTTCGCGGCCATCAGCGCGTTGTTGTTCTGGTCTACGCCCAGCACGAATACAGGGACGGGAGTTTGCCCCTTGATCAGTCTGGAGACGGGCTTGCCAGCGCCGCTAATCCACGTGGTCCAGTAGGCGCCCCGGCAGTGCGGAATTACCGCAAACTCATAAGTGCCGGCTGCCAAAGAATCGGCGAATGTCGACGTGTCAACCAAAGGCCGCTCATCTACCGAGTAACCCATGCCGACCAACCAACTCTTCATGT